GTATGCGTTCGGCATTTCAAGGCGGTAGAAACTGCACCCGGTTGGATGGGCGTTGTAAACGATACAAATCTTCATGGGGTAAAAATAAGAAGGGCAGCCATTGCTGACTGCCCCTCTCAAACCTCAGTGATGAAAACCTGATGCGAAGATACTACGAGCCGAGTATCTGCGCAGTCGATGGTGTAAAGACTGTTGACTCGATTAGGAACATCGGGTCAGGCTCCATCCCGGAAAGCGTTATTTCGTAGCCGTTTCGGTCGCCAAAGGCAGTACCACTTCCAGCGGTTCCAGCAGTTGCCTCAAGGCCATTTATAGCACCCAGCAACCAGTAACGACTGTTGTTGTCTTGAACGATGACGATGACTTTACTACGAGCGAGCAAACGGAGTTGATTGCGTACTGCGACTTGCATTTTGTTGATGGTGAAGGTTACTTCGGGGGTGTAGAAGATTGTGCCATTCTCCATGCTTGCGTTCAAAGTTTCGGTCATGGATGACGTGGCTTTGGTCAAGTCGTATTCAAAAAAACCGCTTGCATTGTATCCGGTGAAGCCTGTAACCGCACCTGAAAGGTTGGCATTGCAGGACCCCGTTGGGATGAAGGATTGGACGTAAATTGTTTTGATTCCACCTACGGAATCACGGCAGCCAAGGGCGTAGCCAGTTGTTAAGGAGCAGGACATATGTGTGTTTTGGTTTTAAGTTTCAAGAGAACAAAAAAGTGAGGGGAGGTTTCCCTCCCCCCTACACATTAGGTCAAGCGGAAGTCTACAACCAAGTCTGGATACGCTAGTTGCACGCCTGCTTTGAAAGCTGCGATACTCCGTACTTCGTCTAGGTCCCTTGAATAAAAGATGGAAAACTGCTCCTCGTCGCTCAAAAGGTCCGTCCCGTAGAAGAAATTACCGAGGTAAGATGCAACGATGCGGTTGGTGTTGGTCAAGCCGGGAACCGCAATTACACGGACGTTTGTGCCGGGATAGATGATGTCCCCGTCAGCAAGACCAGCCAAGTCAACTTGGTTGTACATGACACCTGTGGAGGCTTTGAAAGCACCAATCAAGGTACGGAAGTTGTTCCAACCGCAGAAGATTACGAGGTCAGTCTTGGTCAAGATGGCCTGTGGGATTTGGTTGTAGATTCCGTCAAAGATGGCAATCACGTTGCTTGTAGTGATACCAACGGAGGCCGATACCGCTCCTGTGTTACCGCTAATCGTAGAACCCGAAGCAGCGTTCAAAAGTTGGTTGACACCGCTGAAATAAGCGTTACCCTGCCAAATAGCGTTTTCCAACGCCTCGGCAATACGGAGAGCCTTCTGCTCGGCAAACGCCTGCTCGAAAGGAACGCCATCGTACATTGAACCTTGGGTCAACTGGGTCTGCATCCAGTACTGCTCCAAGGAGCGAGGACACAAAGTTTCCATGACCTTCATACGGCCAACGGTGATATTTCGCTGACTGAATGTGGTTGTTCCTGAACTTGTGAAACCGCAAGTATCACCGCCTTGAATCAAGGCATCGGTGTCCATGAGGTTGAGGGCAGCAGCGAACTTGATGCCCACCTGCTTGGTGAAGAGGGCTGCTGAACGAGCGGAGAATACCGCTTTGGTGATGAGAGGAAGCCTCTCTTGGTCGGTGTAGGTGGCTAGATTGCCAAAATTGTAAGCCATTTTATTGGGGGTTTAGGGGTTTAGTTTTTTTTGAGTGATTGGAGTGCTTGTGCGAGAGCGTTGAAGTTCTGCGAGGCTTGAGCCTTACGCTGCTCAACGATTGCGGAACCGCTGGCCTTGGGGGCTTCGGCTGGGAGTTCGGAAACTTTCTCGACGATATCGGCCATGGTTTCAACTTGGCTTGCGAATGAAGACATTTTCTCTTTCATCTTTCCCATCTCGGCATAGGCTGCCTTGAGTTCTTCCATGATGGCTCCAAGATGCTTGGCAACGATGGCCTCCACAACTTCGGGGGTCATGGCAGGATAGGCTTCCTTGATTTCTTCGGTAACCTCAACGGCCACTTCGGGAGTGATTTCAGCAGCAACGGGCAACGGCTCGATGACCGGGGTTGCGACTTCGGCAGCGATGACCTCAACGATTTTGCCTCCTTCGGTCTTGATCGTGCCAACGCCTTCGACAACATGCTCGCCATCGGGTGCAGGGAGTGTGCCATCTTCGGCAACGACGTAAACGGCAGTCCCGGCAACGAGGTCCCCGTCAACACGGACAACCGTGCCATCGGTCAACTTGTAGTCAGCGAAGGACTGCTTTTGGGTGCTGAATTTGCGGAGTTCAGTCCGCAGGGATTCGATTGCGTTTTTGAGATTCATAGTTAGTGGGATTTGTAGGTGGGGGTTAATTGTTGCAAAAAAGCGGTTAATTCGTCAGCGAGGCCAGCGAGTGCGACCTCCAGTTCGGATTCGGTCTTGTCCATCCCGAAGAGGCCCTCAACGGAGAAACCCCGGAAAAGGTTGCGGTTCTCCCAAACTTCGTCGTTCTCGACCTTGAAGGAACCGAACCAAGAGCCGTCGGGTGTGTCCTCGTATCCTTTCGGTGGCATGATGCCACGCTCGGAGTCGGTGATGTAGGACTCGAACATGAACACGCCATCCAGTTCTGCGTTGTGGTAAGCGTTGACGTTGTGCTGGTTGCCTTGCTTGAAATACTTTTGGACTATCTTGCGGATGGTGGCTTTGTCAAAGACGACGTAGTATTCCCCGTAGGTTTCGTCCTTGCGAAAGATGGGAGTGTCTGCAAGCATGAGAGGCCCGGTCAGGACCCTGCGTTCGCCTGTTTCGGTGAACTTCTGCTTGGCTTGGCTGAAGGCTTGGAATGGCCGTTCGATGGCCGGCATATCGGTCAGGGCCACGAATTGGACCCCTTCATCCACCTCGTCCACGGTCATCCTGTAAATGGGTAGTTCCATAGTTGGAAATGTGGTTAGGCTCCAAGAGTTGCAAATTCCTCCAACCTCCGAACCCTCCGAGTGCTTTGGGTGATGTCCCTCTCGACCACATAGGCTCGCATAGGCGATGAGCCTTGGCCTTGGCCCATTGCAGCACCATCGGTTCCAAGCATAGTTGTTTGAGGGTTTGCGAAGATGGGAGGAGGTGCAACCTCTCCGCCTCCACCACCTCCAGCAGTCAACGCTCCACCGCCTCCACTTGCCGAACTGCCTTGGAATTGGGTCTTACTGATTTTGGCGACCTGCGCCAAACCTGTCGCAAGGGCGATGCCTGCTTCAACAAATTGACGACCCGTTGCGAGTTTAATCGGGTTTCCTCCAGCAGTCAGGGCAGCGGTTACGGCCATGAAGGTGTTGATAAGGGCTTGACCCATGCTGGCCTTCTTGTTTATCTCAAAGGCTTTCCGTTGGTCTTTCTCGGACTTGCCCAAGCCAGCGGTCAGCAAATTACCAAGCGCACCAACGGCCTCGGAGGCCATCTGCAAGTCCTGTTGCCTACGATTGCGTTCAATCTTCGAAATTTTGTCTGCACTATCCTCTGCAATGCCTTGCTCTTTTAATCGCATTTCCTCGGTCAGCAGAATATAGGCTTTGGCAAACTCGTCCGAATCCGTGAATCTCTTTTTGAGGTCTGCTTCCCTTTGTGCCTTTTCTTCCCGAAGGATTGCAAGTTTCTCATCTCTTAAAGCCCTTTCCCTTGCGAGTTCATCGTTTATCCTTCCAATTTTAGCCAAGCGAAAATTCTCGGCTTCTTGACTGGCTGCCGAATCCATTGCCCTCAAATCCTCTGCATCTTTCTTCTGCTTTTCTATTGCATCGGTTCGCAGTTTGGTTTGATAAGTCAGCCTTGCGACCTCTTTCTCGTGAATCAGTTGCGCTCGCTCTTCTTCTTTCTCGGCTGCTGCAATCCTTGCGTCATAAGCAGCCATCAAGAGATTCTGAACCTTTGCCTCGCTTTCGCCTCTTGCCTCTGCAAGTTCAACCTGCCTTTGCGCTAATTCGGATACGGCCTTGAGGTCTTTCGTTTCAATGCCCAAGAAATCCTTGACAACCTTTGTGAGTTTTTCCCAATTCTCAACAAGCAATCCAACACCAACAATCGCTGCACCAATACCCGTTGAAATCAATGCAGTCCTAAAGAGGCGAAGGCTTACGATGGTTCCTTTGAGCGTCTTATCGTAGAGGGCCGTTGCAATCCTGTTGGCCGTCATTGAGATAGCCGATTCCTTTTGAAGGAGGACCGTTACCTGCTGGATTCCGTTGGCAATAGCCATGGTCGCATTGACCTGCAACATAGCCTTTTGGATGTCCTCGTTTTCCTCGCCAAATAAAGCAGCAGCACCTTGAGCGATTTGAAAGCCAGCAGCAACGCCTTGGACCGCTTGCGTAAATGCCTCAATGTTTTTGGTGTCCGAGCCAAGGTTTTTGACCCTTTGGCTAACATCGCCAATGGTGTCGGATAGTTCCCCTGCCTCGGCTTCTAACTTCCGAAATTCTTCGGAGTTCTCTTGCCCGGCAACCGCAAGGTCAACGAGCGCACGTTGTAAATCACGGAGCCGTTTCTTTGCGGATTCCGTGCCTTGTGCGGTGGAGTCTTTAAGCCCTACTTCGAGGACGATTTCTTTAGTTACTGCCATAGTTTTTATTTATTCTGCCATGCTGGTAATCCCGACACAACTTCCAAGACCTGACCTTCCGTTCCGATAGACAAGTTTTTCCAATCGGTGCCGTCCCAATACTTGATGTCGCCTGCTGCATCGCCCGGGGTATAGCCTTCACCTGCTGGACCGACCGCACCCGTTGCTCCTGTTGCTCCAGTCGCACCTGTTTCACCCGGAGGACCCGCAACCGCTGGCAGTTCCTTGACCAATGGAATCGGGGGGACTTCGTTCGGGTAATCCGAGTCCGTTGCTGGAACCGGGCCGTCGTAGGGGAAGTAATAGATTTGCTTTGGAGCGAACTCGGTGAGGTTAAGAATCCTGCGAAGGGTTACCCGGCACGGCTTCTGCTGACCTATCTCGTAATCCCGAATCTCAAGCAGCCTCCAACGGACCCCTCCGTAGTAGATGGGAGTGCGGAAGTCAAGTTGGCTGATGTCCACGGCATTGAGCATAATGGACAACTCCAACTGCATCGCCTCACGACTGACGGTTTCTTGGATAAAGTTCCACCAATAGATGTTGAACAGGTTATTGTTTGTATATGCGTAAGGGTCGCTATTTGCGGCGACATTCACCGCATAGTACAACTGCTTAGGTATTCCAAAGGCAAGGTCGAAATCTGCTGCGTAAGGGTTGTTAAGGTGGCTGACAAAGGGCAGATTCAGCAACGACTCTGCGAGTGCAAACGAACCGCTGACCCCGTACTGGTAGGCCCAAGTTGTCGGGGCTTCAATCAGATTGTACTGGGCTATTCGGTAACCGCTCTGCAAGGTCTTGATGGTTCCCGACAAAGCGGAGCCGTCCAAGTCCCAAACCCTACCGATTACCTTGTCAGTCGTGAAGTTTGCAGGGATAAGGGTGCTGCAAGCGAGTTCGACGATGTTCTCGCCCTTGCCGTAGAAGTTGTCGGTTGTGAAGATTCGCCCTCCGTAGCCTTCCTTTGCCAATGGGTAGTTCGACTTGTCCAACTTGGATAAATAATCCCCGGCATCCTTGTACTTGAACACGATGGTCTTGTATTGGTTCGGGTCCCCATTCGTGATGTTCTGCTCTGCGTTCTCATCCGATTTCTGCGACCAGTTCACGACCCCCGATGAATAGAAGTCCACCCAAGGCTCCACGATGAGGTTCTTGGGGTCGGAAGGGTCCGGCATGAAGTAGAGATTGAACATCTTTTGCAGGTCTTGCAGGAGGTCGCTCTGCTTCACGTCAGCAGGCAGGGCGGTAGCCATATTAACTTGCTGGGTTGGGAATGATAACGGGTTATCCAAGCACTCCCATAGCACGGTTGCACCCGACAATATTGTCGCACCACTCGCAAAGGCATTAAAAAAACTTGTAAATACAAAACCAATATTTGCGGTTATGTTCGCAGGTATAGTGATGTTGGAGAATGTGGTCGATTGTAAGCCTGTAAGCCCTCCGGGTGCTTCAAGGGTTATTCCCTGAATGACTGAAATATCCCCAGAATTGGTCAAGTCCCTAATTGACATATTAAACCTCAACCTACTTTCAGCAGGAAATTGCCCGTGCCTCAATGCATAGTTAACAGTTACATTCCAACGGGTTGGTGCTGATGGAGCGACGAAGGTGCTTGATGAAGGAACCCAATAACCGGGTCGGTCGTAGTAACTGCCCGTTTCATCTTGAAATTGCATCGTGAGGTTTTGGTTAAGGGTCCCACTTACATTACCCGTACTACTCACAAAAATCGCAGACCCTGATAAGTTGAGGGACACATCTCCAGCAGCGTAAGGAATGACCAGTTTACCGAACCGCTCCGAGTTAAAGAACTCCGAGGTGTACCGATAGCCTGCCTGTGCGAATATCAAGTCCACCATCTTTTTAACATAGATGCTTGGGGTCATCTTGTAGAACGGCACGGCAAACCACCCCTGCGTAACTACGTCCGTGTAGCCGTAGGAATCTACCAAGCCGTAAACGTAACCGCTCGCACCACTTGCGGTCCAAGTCGCAGAAACATGGGCCGAGGTCAGCGTGTGGTTCATACCGCTTACCCCAACGGTTGTCGCAAGGAGGTTGCCCTCAATGGACTTGAATAGGCTCACATCGTCCGAGAATAGGCCCACTTCGTAGGTAACCTCGCCCCGGATTTTGGACATGGAAATCAGTTGCAGGACTCCGCTGAACACCTGCACCCCGTCCTCCCACATCGCAGCACGAATCTTCTTGTTCGGTTGGAATCCACCCACGAAGGACTGGATGTTGTAAGCGTACCCGAAGCAAGCCCGATTTGTTGTCGTATTAGGCAACGTGATAGTCTTGGAGAACGACCCCCTCCGCTTGGTTATGTCGGCAATGTCCTCAACCGAAAAGGTCAGGGCGATGTCAATCTCGCCCATCGTGTCAAGGACGTAGGGAACCTCTGCGTTTGATTCGTTGAGAGGGTAGGCGATGAGGGTTACGCTCATAGAATGTTGTTCTTGTAAGCCACGGCAACCTCAACCTGCAACTGCGTGAGGCGGTCGTTTCTGCGGGTCGTGAATTGGTAAGTATTAGCGTTGACGATAGCCTCAACTAACTGCCCATCCAGTTCAAGCCATACCTGCCCGGATCGGATCATCTCAATCAGCCAAGCGGATTCGGCATCCGTCAGCCAATCGGAGTTGAGTGCGTAAACGTAGTCAAACTCCCCTGCCCAAACTTTGTCGTAGGTCGTGGTTGCGTAAACGTCCGAGTTGTAGCCGAAGGTCTGCCTGCTGATGTTGGCCCGCTTGCGGTTCTTGAGCGTAAAGGTGTAGGAATCAATGCCTCCGTACTTGTTTTGGAAGTGTACCGGGATGGAGTTGAACCGCTGGCATTGCCCGATGACGTACCTCTGACGAATCGTGATGTATGCCCCCCTTGAGAAGTAAACGTCGTAGAAGTCCCCGGGATTGCCTTGGAATAGGTAATCTCCGGGGTTCCCGTCCAAGCATTGCCCCGACGTGAGGGCTTTGAGGTTCATCGGCCCGACCCCGAAGCGGATGACATTCGAACCCGATACACTCGACGCTAACACGTCGAACTGCCTTGCAAAGGTCGCTCCTGTTGCACTCCAGTATTGGATGTAAGCCTTCTCGACCGCGTAGTTAAACTGCCCGATGGAAAGCCATCCGTAGCCGTCAGCATAGACCGTGCGAGTCGTCGGGGTTGTCAGCATCCGGGTCGTGTCGTTGACGATAGCACCGCTCGGAAAGTACAGACCACCACTCCAAGTCGCAAGTTCGAGTTGTTCTAAGTTTCCTGCAAAAGAAACATTCCCCGACACGGTGGTAACGGTTCCTGTCTGCACGACTGGGGTGTTTCCGTATTCCTCCATAAAGTCAAGCCTGTACCCCGAATAGTACCCGGCATGGTCCACGAAACCCGTTTGAGTCAGCGATGGCTTAGTCGGTGCAATCAGGGTTTCAACGACCTTGGCAACGTCAAAGAAGCCGAAGTTGGTGGTGGGCAGTTTGTCGCACTTGAGCCGGGCAAGGGTGGTCCCTGCTGGGTTCTTCACATCGCAGACGTAGCGGTAGTTAGGTTGAGCAATCAGCGAACCGCTGACCTTGAAGAGCATCTTGTTGTAAACGGGGGTTGCCACTTGGGGCGACCCGGAAAGGACTGTTACTGCCATTTTATAGTTTGGTTGCTACGCTTATGGATTTGCCAAGGGTTTCAGCGATTGTGTTCACCAAAACATCTATCATTTCGGGGGATAGGGCGTTGCTCATAAACTTGGTTCCCTCGACACCTCGCTCACGGATAGCAAAGGCCATTGTCCTTCCAAGGACTAAACCCTGCTCCTGCTTGGTCCGCATTCGCTCAAGTTTGCGTGAGTAGGTTGGAACGACCGGAATGCCCTTATTTGCAATCCAGTCCGCTATGGCTTGGGGTGGTGGAATCTTCTTGTCGTACCTGAACTTTGAGTCCCTTGCGGATATGTAACTCGATGACCTTCCGTGAACCCCTTGGTCCACGTACTTCCAATAGGGGTTAGCCATGATAGCCACAACGATTTGCTTTGCGGATAGTTCGATGTCTTCGGGGGCGATGGATGCGGATAGCGTTCCCCCTGCGTTGGCGTTGGCTGCTTCGAGGTTCTTCTTCGCAAGTTCAATGACCCGTTCTATCCACTTGACCAAGACATCATGGGTTGGCGACTTGCCTCCACCCTTGGGGCCGAGGACTGAACCAATCCCCTCCAAAGCGGTTTGGTCGATGCCTTTCATCGAACCGCTGCCGAACTTGCCTACGGGTTGGCCATTCGCAAGTATGGTTGTTTCCATGTGGGTAAATGTCCCCCGTGCTGGAATGTGTCTATCTGCGCCTTGCTCGCTCCGCCTCCATCCTCTCTGCTTCCAAGATGTCGTGAATCAGCAGGGCGTAATTCAAGAACTCCACCGCCTTCATTGCGAAGATGGCATCAAACTTGAGAACGTCCTTGTTGGCCATCCGCCAGACGACCATGAGCCAACCGTACCCAGCAAGAGGGCTTACGTCAACTCCCCTGCCGTCTTCATCAGGTGCTTGGAATAGTCGCTCAAAACTTTCAAGTAGGATTCGGAACTTAGCAAAAAAAAACTGACAACCCCCCAAACATCGCCCACCTTGGCGTGCTTCTTCATGAGTTCGGCTCGCTCCGCATGGGCAGCTCCGTCGTATTTCTTGGGGAAATATCCGAATAGACCGCCTTCCCTGCACAAGGTCGCCATGATTCGGTGTAGGTTTTGGAGCAGTTGCTTTTCGTCGGTCGTGTTTGCGTCCATGAGTTCAATCAACTGCCCCGCCGTCAACTCGTCCGTGAACACCGTTGGAATCCACCACTTGCCCCCGGCTTTGAACTTTCGCTTGTACCCCAATGCAGGCAATGCGTTCCACTCGCTTATGATGGCCTTGTAACGCTTTAGGACTGCCTTGGCGGGCATTTCTCTCACGAACGATATATCCACCCCCTCAACGATTGCAACGACTCCTGCACGCTTGTCGTAGTCCCCGAGGACGCTGGAGAACTCAATGGCTCCGATGCGTTGGAACTGGTCAATGGTGAGGTCTTGGAGTTTCATAACTTGACAATCCAAGAGGTGTCGGTGAAGTACTGCAAGGGTTCACCGAGGCAGTCCATGACCGCCTTTAGAACTTCGGGCATATAGGAGTCGTGGCCCGCAAT